GGCAGTGCTCTTCCCATAGTAACCGCCATAGACATCACGGCTAGACAGCCTGCCCTGCACATGATGCAGCACCTGTTGATCACCCAGATAGATCGCTGCGTGGTTCGGCAACGGTGAAACCAAATTCATCAAAATCAAATCACCGCGCTGCACCTCCTCAAGCAGGATCTTGCTAAACCCCTCGGCAGCAAAGTTGTCCATATACAAGTTCTCCCCACGATCCCAGAACTTGTCGCGGCGGTCATAATCCCGCAGCTGGATGCCGTACTCCCTTGCGTACCAGTCGCGCACAAGGGTGTAGCAGTCCACAACGCCAAACACAAACTCACGTCCCACATACGGCAACTCAAAGCCAGCAGGCTCGCAGTAGCCCCAGCCTTCAGTGTTTGGATTGACGATGAACCACGGCAGCTCTGACTTCTCGCACGCAACGCGATCAGCCGTTGATGGCTCAGGGTTGGTTTTTGGATGACTGTGAACAATCGCCACCACCTCGCCCTGATCTTCTACAAGGTCCCAGCCACTGAGAACAAAGTGCTCGTCTGGTGTTTCGGCAATGTTCTGGCACGGAAAATACTTGCGCCGTCCTTTAACGACAGCAATTAATCCGCAGCACTCGCGTGGTGTTTCAGCTTTTGCGTGCTCCAAAATCTCAGCCTTCATGGCTGACGACAGACGCATCACTTGGTCAGACCCGCTCCAGGGAATGACCCAAATGGCAGCTCAGCGTTTTCGCCAAACCGTAACTTGCAGCTAGCAACACGCTTGCCGCAAACATCCTGTGCTTCAGTGCTGACCTCGTTACCGTTTACATCGTAATAATCAGTGCCGGTGTAGCTGCACTCGCTGCTGCGGTACCTCCACTGACAGATGTTGGCGATGATCTGACGACGAGGAATCTTTTGGCCAGCCAGGTCAAACTTGCTTGCAAGCTCAAACGTCACGCTGTCCCGTGTTTCGCTCGACTTACGGTCGATGAACCAGCGTTCATCAGGAAAGCGAGCGTTTGGGTCAGCTGTTGGATTGTTCACCACGACGTTGAACTCAAGGTTGTCGCTGCCCTGTGTAACCAGAAAATCGTCGGCTTGAGTAATAGCGAGCTTGCTCGAACCAAAGTTTTCACTGTCTAAATACTTGGCCAGCGTCCGAATACGCCTTACCTCTGCTCCACCAAGATCATTGCCTGCAGTGGTGGCGTTGACCAACAAAAGCAGTGCCGTGATGGTGCTGCTGAGGTTGCTGACAGTCAGTGTTGGCCGTGGCAGGGTTCCAGTATTCGTGTACTCGAAGCCGTCAGCCTTAATTGGAACACGCGAATAAGTGTTCGAGGCGAAAACGATGTTGCTCTCGCCAAACTCGTTAGTACCAGCATGGAAGTAATAAATGTCATTGCTGCCGTGCAACGCTGAATCCAGCCGCAGCTGAAACAGCTCAATAATTGCGCTGGGGTTGGAGATTGCAAGATCGCCATACGTTGCTGAAATTGCAGTCCAAACACACGTCCCATCAGTAACGGTGTCGCCAGCAGAGCTGGGCCACCCAGGTTCTGAGCTAGCTGACGTACCAGCAGTGGTACAACGAAAAAACAGACCGGTGCCTTCATCGCCGGTAGATCGACGAATGTCACCGACAGAAAATGCGGTACTAGCTGCCCAAGCTGCTATTGCCATTACGGTTCAAAGACTTGAGTGAATGTAGTTTGAATTGTTGCCAGGTTTGAGTAAGGCAAGGTTTTTGTCCAAGACTTGCAAATCCACTTGTAAGTGTCAGTCTCGTCAGGTGGCGACCATTCAAATGCTGCATTATCAGCAGCTCTTGCGTCTAGGAAAGTCTCAATAGTGTCAGCGTCAGTCTCTGTCAGATTGCGAAACTCAAGCTGCCATTCTTTTGGGTTTTGGTTAATTCCAAAACTCAACCTGGTCTGATATCCGTCCCCGAACTGAACAGTACGGACATTCGGCTGACTACGCTTTTGCGCTCCGTAAGACGGATCAATAGAAGGAAAAGTGGCCATTAGCTTGCGAGTAAGCCTCCAGGACGCTTCTGCTTGATCAGTTCCTGTTGTACTGCAATGCCAATCGCTTTGCCTAGCTGGTTGGCTTGACTTGCGTCACCTTCAACAGAAGATCCAGCAGCGTCAACATTCACGGTGATGTTGCCCATGGCAGCGCCAGACGCCTCAACGCCAAGCTTCCCGTTTGATCCACGGCGCAGCGGCATAATTGCTTCTGGCCCAGCTTCACCCATCAAGCCAAAACGACCAGCACCGCCGCTGGCGTACTGGAAGAACGTAGGCCTACCAACGATGCCACCCTTGGCGTAAGGCACTATTTTGTTCTTGGCGAAAGCCATGCCATTGGCAGCCATAAGACTGACTGAATCAGGCATAGTCGTCGGTGGTGTCATACCTTTGACAACACCACCATTGCTAAACCCAGCAAGTCCTAAGAACTTACCTGCACCTGGAATAACTGCGGCAAGTGTTTGAAAGAGCGCCAAGCGAGCAAAAATACGAGCTAAATCTGCAATCAGTGAATTTGCGAAATCACGGAAGTTACCTTTGCCAGTCGCCACGAAGTCAGCGAAAGCATCGCCAAACTCTTGAACAGCCTGCACCCCACGCTCAGCAAGTGCTTGGTTGACATCTAAGGCTGCCTCGAAAATTTCCTTGAGGCCATTCTTAAAAGTCTCCATAGGGCTTTCAGCCTTATTCATTGCAGCAACAGCCGCTTCAATTTTTTCTCTTAACTCGTCAGCGTTATACACACCTTGTTCCACCAAAATGTTGAACTTCAACATCAACTCGTTGACCTTAATTTGATTTAGCTCTTGCTGTAGCTGCTTGTCATTGAGAATGCCTTGCTCGCCCTTGGCTTTGGCTAATAGCTCATTCAGCTCATTTTGCGCTCTAGCCTTGTTCTTGGCTGTCCTTGCTTGCTTTTGCTCAAGAGCAAAAATTTGATTTGCTTCTTGATTATTGATTTTTGCAAGCTCAACCCTTTGCTTTTGAGTCGGCAAAGCTTTGGCCGCTTCCCTAGCCGCGTGAGCAGCTGCCTGAATTTGCTCTTTCGTCAGCTCAACGTCTCTGCGACGCAGGCCAATTTGAGCAATCAATGCATCGGCTTTTTGTTTGCTGATATCTTTTACATCAGTGCCGCTAGGATCGTCAGATCCATCTGGGGTGACTGGGTCGTATTTAAATTCCTCTCCTGCTTTATCTTTTTTCCTGACACGAGTAATGTCTGCCAGCTGCCCTTGCAGCCTTCTAAGCTCTCTTTCAGCAGCCTGTCTTCTTTTTGCTTTTGCAGCACTAGCCCTGGCTCCACCACCGGCTTGGTTGTCAGCAATAATTCTTTTTTGCTCAGCAATCTGCGCTTTAACAGTCGAGATTGCCTCAGCCTTTTCTGCCCCAGTTGCTCCTTCCGCCGCTCCAGCCTTCTTGACTCTTTCTAAGGCATCAGCCTGTCCATTGATTGCCTTGTTAATTGCATAAATGCCGGCAACAATACCTCCGACAGCTGCTATACCCAAGAAAATTGGGTTCGCAGCCATTATCGCCGTCAAGGCAGCTGTTGCTGAGCCTGCTGTCACTACAGCTGCTTTGAATGCAATTATTCCTTTAACAACAGCACCAATAACAGCGCCGGCCGCCATTCCCGTAAGAGCAGCAAGAATTACATCAAGATTTTTGGCGACAGGCACAAGTGCCTTGGCTAGCTCTTCAGCCGCCTTGACGGCATTAGGAGTAATCTCCTCAATAAATTGACCAAATACATTTTGGAACTCAGCGCCAGTGTCCTTTAATGCATCGCCAACGCTCAACTTCATGTTGTCAAACGCAACTGTCAAACGAGCGCCAGCTTCTTCGTTAGATGAGGCTATGTCTTTTGCCGTACCATCAAACTCTTCTCCAAGTTGTCTAATAAATGTCATCAACTCGTTCAAGCCGACAGTGCCCGCCTTCAAATTCTTTTGAAGCTCAGGCAGCGTCATCTTGTTCGCCTTAGCGAACAGTGTCACAGCGCCAGGCAAACGCTCACCCAACTGACCTGAGAGTTCTTCTGCACTGACCTTGCCCTTACTGAACACCTGCACCATTGCAGTAATGGCGCCTCGCACATCTTCTGTTGAGCCGCCGGTAGCTTTGATTGCGGCAGTAACGTTTTGGAAAGTAGTTGCGGCATCAGCCACAGGGCCACCAGCGCCAGTAACAGCTGCCGTCAAACGTGTGATGCCAGCGATTGCTGCCCCTTGTGGGACGTTGTAGTTCCTAGTTGCTTCAGCAGCAGCATCTAATGCCTCGGCAAAATTAGCCTGACTTGCTGATGCACCTTGCTCAGAACGAGTAACACCCTCAAGAGCAATCTTTAGCTTGCCAATCTCAGCAGAATATTCAGCTGCTGCTCCTAATGCCTGTCTAATGCCACCAAGCTGTGCGCCAATTGCTGCGCCTGCAAATGCACCCTCAACACCACCAAGTGCAGCACCACCAACTGCACCCAAGGCACCCTCAGGTCCGCCAAAAATGCCGCCTGAAATAACAGCACCAGCGACCTGAGTCGCTTGGCGAGCACCACCCCTGCGCTGATTTGCAGATTTAGCGCTTTTGCCCATCTGGGCATCAAGTTTGGCAATGTCTTTTGTTAGTTGATTAAAAGCTCGACCGCCGATCTTTGCTTCATCACGCAACGCTGAAAGGGCAGTCCTTTGAGCATTGATGTTTGAAACGCTTTTTACGCTTGCCTGTCCCTGTGAAAGTATTTCTTTCCGCAGTGATGCGATCCTAGGCTTCGCTCCAGAGGCGCCAAGTTCTAACCTCTTGAGACTGCCTTTAAGTTTTTCAATTACCGCTTGACTGCCAGCGTCCTTGAACTTGAGCTGGATGGAAAGCGTTTCAATTGGCTTTGCCATCAGAGCGTTTCCTCAGTTCGGTAAGGGCCGATGCCTCCATGATCTGAAGGCGTTCGAGCACGTCGCGGCGATCTTCCACATTGTAGAGGTCACACAAGCCTCCGGAACCCAGCAATACCTCGTATTTCAGCCCTACATATCCACTCATCGATACCTGCCATTGCGTCTGCATGCGCAGGAACATCATCACCGCTTCCCAGTTTTCGTCCCAAACTTCAAAGTCCTCAGACTCCTTCTGCTGCTTGGGCTCTGGCAGTTTTATGCCAAAAGCTGCTGCATCATCTTGGGTTTTGTCCTCAACGATCTTGCCGCCAGACGCCCAATGAACAGCAGCCTCCCTTAGTTTCCCGCCTCACCTTCTGCATAGGTGTTGGTGTAAGCCGACAGCACGGCCTTCAGCCAATCCACGTCATCAGCAAACAGTTCAAGTTCTTTAGAGGAGAACGGAACAGCATTGCCATCCTCATCCTCGATGCCTTCCCATCCGACAAGAACTTTTTTGAGCAACGGCAATCCAGAGTCATCACCCATCTGCTCAATCTCTGAAAGCTTTACCCGCTTGAACAGAGCAACAAACTCAAAGGTGTCAAACTCACCAGCACGATCAGCACTTGGCTCTTTGACCTTCACAGGCCACTTAAAGGTTTTAACCTTCTTGCGTACAAAAGCCATTAGATAAGGAGATAAGCCGGCTCAGCATACACAAAAAAAGGGAGCCCGCAAAGGCTCCCTGTCGACGCAACTCTTTTACAGCTTAGGTGTACACAAGGTCGAATTCAGCGTTAGCGGCAGAGTCCGGTACGCAGGTGTAGGGGATCTCCAACATTGCGATGCCATCGGAATCGCCGTAAGCAACGTCACCAATATCCACCTTGCTAGAGGTGAATTGAACCTTGTTGCCAGCGACAGTGCCGTGGGTGAAGACGAGGTTGCCAAGGGCAGCATCGTCATCAACAGCTGATGCGAAGTAGTCCTTGGTTGCCATCGTCACTGCCTCAATCGAGACAGAGCCAGAGGCGGCTCGATCGGTGATAAGCACCTCCTTGGAACCGCCAACCAGCTCGCGATAAACAGTGCTGTTACCAAGGTCAAACGAGAAGCTTTGCAGAGCCCCTGCGTAGGACAGCAGCTGGAAGCCAGTCACGTTGTCGTTCTTGAAGATCAGCGGATCATCCTGATTTGCATAAGTAGGCGTCAGGATTGCGCTGTCATCAGGAGCGTTGTAGATCCCGGTAAAAGTGAAATCCAAAGTTGGGATCTCTCCAACGTTGGCCGTGATTCCTACATTTCCCCGGCAGCCAGTCATCTTGTGACGGACACCATCGATCATGTAGTGAATTGTGACCGAGGAAAAGCTTGCGCTTACCGGGTCATAAGTGACTGAAGTGCCAGCAACAACAGTCTCAGCCAAGCCACAAGCCTTCAGTGCTTTGCCGTACTGAGGCGCAGTGCCTGCAGTGCCAGAGCCAGCCATCTCAACGCTGAAAGTGCATTCAACACGAGTGTTTGCCAGCAGCTGCTGTGATGCGCCTAGGTAAGGACGAATCAGGTCTCGACTGACAACATCACTGCTCTGAGGAGTGATGCTCAGATCCCTTACGAGTACGGCGTCGGCTCCGTCCGGGGTCGGATCCGTCCCGTACGTTGACTCCGTCTCGATCACGATCAGGCGTTTGCGTAGTAGCAGTGCCATCGGAACTTTCCTGTG